CTACCAACACCCGTCGCGATGAGTGCTGGGTACTGACCGAGCAAGATGCCGAACGTGGACTCGTACAACGGGCCACAAAGGACGATGCTGGGTTCCACGTTGATCGGCTCGCCGTCGGGGCCTTCGAGCAGGCGAAACGCTTTAATCATCTGCGCCATGTCCGCAACGGTTCCTACCGTCTCACCGGACACATAGTTGCCACGCGCGGCAGTGAAGTGCGAGCTGCCCGCGCCGCTGCCGTTAATGAGTGTGAATAACGCCTTTTCACGAGCGTTGTAGCCCTTACGCACCAGGTTTTCAGCATTGCGGGTAAAGACACCAAGGTTGTCGTTGATGATGTCGGTACGGCTCAGCCGCAGGACCGCACCGCGAGTGCCGATTTGGCGAGTATATGTCTCCTCACTCAAGTTTATGCTCTTCAATTCGCCGGTGGGACCAACGCTTTCGAGCGTACCGCTGGCAGCCAGACTGCACACGGTATGCGCGTGAAAGTTGCTGTGATTGGCCTTGCCGGCGATCTTGGGCGCAATCCACTGCGCTTCACTTGCAACCTTGGCTGCGGCCTTATTGGCCACATTACCGAGAATGTTCGGCAGATTCACCGTGCTGTAACCGGCAGCGGTAATCTTACCGGACGCATAGGCCCACACCTCTCGCCAGTTGCTCACCGTCACACGGTTGCGACCGCTGTAGCCGTTGAGCTGAGCGGCGGCAAGGATGATCTCTTGGAGGCCCATATCACGACCGAACCGTCGACGTGCAGCCTCAACCGCCTGCTCACCGACTTCTTTTACCGCGATGTCTTCGCCAATCCCGCCAGAAATCATAGATGCGGCGGATAGCACGGATGGGCTGGTTTCGTCAACAAAACCATTGCGGTCTGCCGCCACGCGAGGTGCCCAAGTCGCTCGAATGAGTTGAGTCTCAAAATCCTTCGCGCTGGTGCCATTGTTTTGGCACTCCACCAACAAATCACGGATACGCTCACACGCCTTCACGTCATGTTTGAGCTGATGGATGGCCGTGATAGCCATGTCTTCCAGGTTGGCACGTCGTCGAGATTCGAAAATTTCGGCGTCGATCCGTGCCGACGAATTGCCAGCAGCCTCAACGTTCGACTTATCGTTCTGCGGCGGATTAGGGGTTTGCTGTTGCCCTTCGTTTTTCATGTCTGTGTTCTCCTTTTTTGCCGCCACACTAGCGGACGTTTTGTTATCTGCCCCGAGATCGACGAAACTGATCTCGCCAAGCGTTGAATTTCTAACGACGTTTATCGGGCCTTTGAAAGTTTGGCCATTAACAATAACCGTCTGCGATTCTTTGACGAACTCATGTTCGTCAACGTTGGCCCCAATACTGGCCTGCCACGGAAATCCATTTTTACTCGACGCAACAACCTCTTGTGCAACCTGTGTGCCACGCGAGATCACGCCGGTTGCAAGGAGTTGGCCTTCGGCAATCTGAATGCTGTCTGTATGGCCAACGCCGGCCGCCGCGTCATGACCCATGCGAATCGGCAGCGACTGCTTGGGTATCCCCATACCGGCCAGGTCCACCACTACCGGGTAACGCCAGCCCGCCAATCGCATCGGACCGCCGGTGTAGGCGGTCATTGAGAAACGAGGCAGGGTAGGCTTTCCGTCGCTGTTTGAGTCGGCAGCGGCCTGCACCTGTAGACTAGCAATCATGCTCAGTAATTTCGGATGTTGTTTATCTTGCATTGTTTTTTCCTTCTTCAAAGATTTCGGCCTTCGCATCTGGCCCCAACAGTTTATCTGCTAGGCGACGGCGGTATTCATCCAACGCCAATCCTAAGCACTCCGCCTGTGCTCGCTGCTGGTCCTCCCAATCGTAGCCAGATCGTGCCTGCTCGGTAGCAATACTCGACTGGCCGGACTCAATCCGCACACGCGATGCGTTGGCCGCCTTTAATTCGTCCACATGCTCGATGCCAGGCCAATACCACTGTCTAGGTATCCGGCCGATGGTGCGTACTGCTTGCGGCAACATGCCGGTCACCCTCGCCGCGTCGCTCAACCACACATCGAAAATCCGATCCAAACAAGCTTGTGCATAGTCTGTGCGGTCCACGTCGATCATTCGCAAAAACGCCTGATAATCAAGGCGACCAGACGCAAAGTTATGGTTGCTCGCGTCGCCCGTCACAATCATTGCGGGGATCTGTAACACTCGACCAATCTCAGCTAGATATTGGTGCACTGTTGCGCCAAACTCGGCGGTCGGTTGCTCCGCTTTGAGTTGGAATGGCTCCCACCCCTCTGGTAGAAACACAGACTCATTGCGTCGAACTTCAATGGCCGGCAGATTGCTCAGTTCGGTGCCATCGTCAGCCACCTGAGCGCCCTCGCCCGGAGGGGCGTCGGTCTTGAAATACAACGTGGCTTCGGCCGCTCGCTCCGCTGCCGACAGCACCGCCTGCATATAGCGGCGTAATTGTGCGAACGTCTCAAGCGCCGCCGCCAACTCTGGGATGCCGCGATGCTGTCCAGGGCGGTCAGCGCGAAATAAATGGATTACCTGATCTGCCGGTAACGAATCCGCCGAATTGAGGGCCGCGTAACGGTTATCGCCAGGGTGAGACATGAGGACAAAGTATTCAACCACGTTGCCGAAATTATCGAGTCGAACGCCGTCGATAACATTGCGGTCATGTAACGCCGACCAGGGCGTTGCCACCTGATCGGCCTCAATCATATTGATATCAATAGCAGGTAAGCCTATCTCACTCAATCGCGGATTCATAACGATCTGCAGAAACACATCGCCGCTGATAACCTGACTAATTCTGGCTGTTCGCAATTTTTGGGCAAGCCGCACCTCTTGCGCCCAACGGACAAACAGCTGTTCCACGTCACGATTCGCTTCAACGTCGTCTGTCAGTACCTGCAATCGTGGCCCCTGGCCAATAACGTAATTCGCCATTGTATGCGCGATGCCTCGCGCGTAGGGGTTATTCTCAAACTCATAGCGACTTCGCGACCGCAATATTCGACGCACATCCGCGCTTCCGGCTGCGTCGGCCGACAGGTGATCGGCGTTGGCCCAGTGACGCCGATTCTGGTCGTGTGTCTTGGCGGCATCGTAGCTCGCGCGCAATACTCGCGGGCGGGTTTGCCTACGGCCAAAAATGGATGACAGGATACCCATCAGTCGGTAGTCCCCCTCGCAATAGTGCGAACACGCAGCAGCTTATTGAATGGGTTACCGCTACTAAGCGCGCCCGCCTTGCGCGCGTACTTGTCCGCCTCGATCTGGTCAAGCAGGCTATGTTGCGTCACAGTCTGCCCGTCCGATGTCGCCGATTTCGGGGCGGCGGCATTTTCCGCAATCTGTTCTGGTGTAATTTCTGCCATAATTGCAATATACACCACAAACCAGATGTACGTCCAACAACTCACCCATTTTGCGACTGTTGAGGCGAACTTTTCTCAGGGGGTAGTGAAACACCCACATGTTCAGTAGTTGTAATCGGCCGACCGCAATGGCGACAGCGACGATATCTGCGAACCACCCCATCTGCAATACGATATGTGCTGACTACAGGGATATGCCTACAGCCGCACTGCGGACAAACCAGGCCAGCCTGTTTGGTGCGAGTATATTTCATACAGATAAACCTCTGTTACCGTTTATATCTTTTCCTTCTCGATTCAATAATCGAACTCGTCGCGCCCGCCAGCTTGCAGCCCAACATGGAGGCCGCCACCGCGTTGCCCACCAAACAGTCCAGCCAGTGGTTGTCAGGGACACCCGGTTTATTCTTCCACTCGTAGACCACCCGACCATGCCCTTCGGTCCGCACCCAGAACTCGGAATCCGCGATGTGCTGGGCAAACAGCTGATGCCGGCTGGACTGCTTGCCAAAGAGCGTCAGGCCACTGCGGTCCCCCACCGCCATACCAAGGCGTTCGTGCACAAAGCTCTTCCAGTAATTGGTATCGATGACAACGTGAGGGAACTCGCCCGTCCGACGAATGTTGGGCACGTACCAGTGGTGTCCATGCCGCTCGCCCGGTTTGCGACGATAGGAGCTGATGGGCTTGCTGGCCGCCCGAATACCCACGCCCTTCGACGCCATGATCGTGCCACCGCCCAGGCGATGTCTGACGTTTTCGACGACGCCCGCCATGTAACCGGCGTCGATCAGGCAGCGGTCCACCCGCATGGCCGCCCCGCCGGCCCGCTTCCAATCCCGCTGCAGGAGATCGCCGCACAGTGCCTCCAGTCCGGCCAGGATAGCACCCTCCTTGTTGGCCCCGGGCGACAATTGCTGCAATGTCCGCTGGGCCTTGCGTTGGGTAAACGTCGTTCGCTTCTGGTCGGGGTAGGTGCCGTAATCGATCACATAGCCGGTAAAGTCCTCCTCCCAGGCGCAGATCACATAGAATAGTATGTTGTCATGCAGGTCAATGAACATGGTGAGATGCTGGGCCCGCAACGGCGCCTCGCCGCGCGGTCGACCGTTGACGGCGTCCATCACTTGTGCCACAGTCAACACCTCGTCGTCATCCTGCTCGGAGAGTGGGTCGTTCTGATACTCGGCAAAGAACGCCTCCTCGTTGCGGATTCGCAGGTTCATGGCGTTCTGCACGGCGGAAATCTCGTCCTCGTCAAAACGCTCGGGCCAGGCTAAGACCGCCCCGGCGTCCATCTCCTCCCGATGCTCCTCATAAAATGCCGTCGCATCTTTGCCCTTATTGCCAGAGCGTAAACTCTCCTTGCGGATCTCGGCGTACTGTTCCCACAGCTTTTCATTCGTCGGAAAGGCGTAGACCATCCGGGTGCATTCGCCCTGCCATTCCGGGTTCTTCTCTGTATC